GTACATCGGTTAACATCGGACCAGAGCAAGGCTTCATCTACTTCTACAAGAAGGTGAATGGTGTATGGGTCGACAAGACAAAAGACTTGCTAAGTGATACCGCTGGTTGTGTAACGCCACGCAAGCTACTGGTTGCAGATTTCAACGGCGATGGTATCCCCGATATCTATGCCGCTTGCCATGGTTCGGAATTTGGACCTACTGCGACCTGGCCTGGTGAACACCAGCGAATCATCTTGAGCCAGATAGATGGTACGTACAAAAACATCCGACTCGATCTGAACTGCTACTGTCACACTGCCACTGCAGCTGACCTGAACAACGATGGCACTATCGATATCCTCACTAGTGACATCCTCTCGGCGAATGCCGGCAAGCAAGCTAACATGGTGTTGTTTAATGATGGGCAAGGTAACTTCACCATCAAGACTCCATCGATCAACACCGCAGCAAATCTGGAAGTGGTGAACAACACCAACTACTTCATGTCTTACTTTGACATGGAACTGGTCGACATCAACGGTGACGGTAAGCTGGACCTGTTCCTCAGTGGAAGTGAGATGTATCATAACTCGTACATCCTGGCTGGTGACGGAAACGGCAACTTTGACACCGTGCTTAAGAAATTCGACAAGACCGCAAATGATATACATGTCACTGACATCGTGTTCATTAATGGGACCCTATATGAACACCTCTATGTCAACAACACTAAGAGGGTTCAAGTTCGCAAGTACTCTAAGGACATGTCTACATATGAACTGGTCTTCGATGAAGACACCAGCGATTTCGTCTGGATCATGCCCTATGGCTCGACGATCGTTCCATATGACTCGACTTATGGCGTGACCATCAAGCAATAATCAAACCACCAACAAAAAGGGAGCCAATGGCTCCCTTTTTGCTTTACAATAAGATGCACCAGAAAGATGCTACGTCTTTAGCGTAGCACTAGTTTACAAACTCTGCAACTTCTGGAAGACTTTCAGGTTCGATGATGCACTTTGCGGTAGGACAAACACGCCGGATCTTTGCTTCATCTATAGTTTCAAAGCCTACTAGCTTTCCGTCTTTAGTGATTAAATAAGACCGATCCCAAGTAGAAAAATAAAAATCTGGTTCTATGTCTTCGAGAAACTTCCAAGACTTGAAAGCCCTATCAAATTCTCTATACATTCCAGAAATCACTATAGCTACATTCTTTTTAGGACTATGTCTTTTCATGAACTAATACACGGCTAAAGATTGCGTTATTTTTCTTGCTTGACTATATTTAGAAATCACTTATGGTTTAGCCTCAATATTAACGAAATCTCCTGAGTTAACCATGACATTAGATTTCTTGAGCTTAATTTCTACACTTGTAGGTATGACTGCCACTCTTTTTCTTTTAACGCGAGGCTTTGCATCAGTGTCATACAAGAAAATCTTTCCAATTATACGAGATACATAATCCAAATTGAATGTTTTCATGATAGGAGTAACTTTGTTCTTAGCACCAATACGAGCCATCTCGAATGACAATGGATAGCGATTACTAGATTTGTAGTACCAAAGATTAGCTACACTCAATAGCCAATTCACATCAACCTCTTCGGCCTCTGCATAATCCAAAACGAATGCAGTAATTTCAGATCCTTGAATGTTGTCGATGATAGTGAGGTACTTTTCTTTCTTATACTCGATCAACGTGAGGTATAAATGATTGGCTCTATCTTGCAACTCTTCAATGATCAATGGTGGGATATTTTTCTTAGCCATCGAGGCCGTCCTTATTGTTTCAGATATTTATCGGCACTTTCCCTCATTTGTCTTAAGTACGCCAACTTGTGTTGGTACCAAACTTTTGACAAATGCTTCACTGCGGCGAAGTCTGTGATCCCTCTTGTGTTTGACCTAGCTACCACATACTCAATAGGCACCAACTCATTGATGCTTCTGATAGCAAGACCTGCTTTCGAAAACAATTCATAGAACATGTGGTGACCTTTGTTATTCTCGGTCTTTGACCACTCAAACCCTGACATCCTAAAAATAGATTCTGGCTTTCCAACAAATAAGACATCATTTACCGAAAGACCTGGTAGTCCGCCGCCATTGTCCAAGTCCATTAACGAGTTCGAATCCATTATGACTTGGCCAAACATATTAACTACGTAAACAGAATTCTCTTTTAGAGAGTCTAGTGCCTTACGTAGTTGTTCACCATCACAGTCAACTATGAGGTCTGGTCGGATGATGATAATCGCTTCATATTCGACATCCGAAAATTGAATCGCTGAGATTCCGCGTTTCATTCTATGAAGCATCTTGTATTGTGGCGATAGGTTCGAGAATGCTTCTTGCGGTTCTACACAGACTCTTGCTAAGTTCTGCGTATTCAATTTGACTCTATCTACAGAAACTTCCTCATGGATTTCTATGCCTAACAGATGATTGACTTCATTAGTGGTCGTCCACGTCGAGAAGTAGAGGTCTACATCAGACCAAGCAAAAAATGGCCAAGTTTTGCAAGCTGTTTCAAATTCCCTATACTCGCCAGCAATAAGTAACGCAATTTTTTTCTCCATAGTGTTTACATCACCTTTAAAGTTGTGTATAATGACTCATCGGTTAAACAACTTGAAACCAAAAATCATGAGTCAAGCTGAACTGATTGTTAAGTCCTTCGCAGAACAAACCATTGCCAAAATCGTCGAATATGTTCGTACTACTTATTCGCCGAAGTTCGAACTCGAGACGACTTTGTCTTTCTCTGATAGCCGTAATCGTAGCTGGGGTGGTAGTCGTCGTGGTCGTCCTTTCATTAGCCTCTCGCTCTGCCACTATCTGCCTATGAGTGATAGCCACACCTTCAATGAATACAAGTCGTTCGCTGCCAGCAATGTTATCGGCACGGTGACCGGCACTTGGCAAAAATGTCTGACCGCTTTGATCGCTCATGAAATTGGTCACGCAGTTCAACATGCGGTCACCTCCCAAAACGTTCGTGAAGCTCTGGCCATTGGTCCAAATGACCACGCCGACTTCAAGTCCCATGGTGATGTTTGGCAGCGTATTTACACCGACCTTCGCAACAAGTTCGTAAATGACGTTTCAATCGACTTCGCAACCGAAGTTGCTATCACTGCCAAGATCTCGAGTCGCGAGAAGCGTGATACCACTAAATCCGGTCGTGAAATCACTAAGACTACTAAAAAGAATGGTAAGATCTGGTACCATCGCTATTTCAAGAATGGCGTGTTCGTGGTCAAGTTCATCGAGAGTCCTGGTCGCTTCATCTGTGCTTGCACTAACGACGATTCTTTCGACTACGAATATGTGAAGGACCAATACGGTTCCTATGTAACTTCGCTCAAAGCAGCTCGCGCCGAGTTCGGCATCTGAGATACAATTCATCAATTACGATTTCGGAGAAATCAAATGAAAAGCTTTGTCAATGCCTTGAAGATTTGCGAATCAACCAATGGCACTGGTAGCGATGCTATCAAGCAAGAAGCTATTGGCAACCTGAGCGAAGATGGCAAACGCCTCATGGTGGAAATGTTCTCCATCTTCCGAGTCTTCGGTGTGAAGAAATATGATGCGCCGACTGAATACGCGATTACCGATGAATCTGCGATCGTCTTCTTCAAACTGCTTGACAACCTGCATGAACGTCATCTGACCGGCAATGCGGCTCGTACCGCGGTCACCAACGCTCTGTCACAATACACCGAAGAGACGGCCAAGTATCTGGCGCGTGTTCTCGACAAGGATGCTAAAGCGGGCTTCAGTGAATCGACCGTGAACAAAGTCTTCCCTGGTCTGGTACCGGTGTTCAAAGCTATGAAGGGCGAGAAGATCGAAGACAAGAAGAAGAAGGGCAAGGATGGCAAGATCACCACCGAACCGTTTGACTTCAAAAAGAAGATCGGCTTCCCGTGCCGTGTTGAAATCAAACACGATGGCCTGCGTTCGATCGTGTTCTCTGGCAATCCGGTTCTGTACTTCTCATATGAAGGCCGTCTTCAAGAACAGTGGAATGGTCTGTTCGATGACGAAGTGAATGCCTTGGCCACTGCTCATGGTGGTCCTATTATCGTCGATGCTGAAGTCGAAGGCAACAACTTCCTGGAAACGATTCGCGCTAAGAAGGCTGGCAACGATCTTGGCAAGGACAATCTGCGTCTGAAGGTGTTCGACATCCTGACTCGTGAAGAGTGGGACACCGAAACCTGTGCTCGCAAGCAAAATGAACGTTCTGACTACGTCACCACGCTGCTTAACAAGACCAATCCGACCAAGATCGTTCAGACTCATTTCGCGATCTGTAAGGATCTGGAAGAGCTGAAGACATTCCACGCCAAGGCTGTTGAAGATGGCTACGAAGGCACGATGGTCAAGGTCATCGATGGCGTGTACGAATGGAAGCGTTCCAAGTTCTGGTTCAAGTGGAAGCCCGTGATCACTGTCGACCTGGAAATCGTAGACTTTTACGAAGGCAAGAAAGGCACCAAGAACGAAGGCACTCTTGGCGGCTTGGTTCTGAAAGGCACCGACGAAAATGGCCAGAAGATCAAGACGGATTGCGGTGGTTTCAAGGTTCGTGGCGGCCTGCTTGATGACTGGATGATGTCAATCGGTATCGACCTGAAAGACAATGACGTGATCAGTCAAGTGCGTGATTACATCTGGAATCACAAAGCCGAGTTCATCGGTAAGATTGTAGAAATTGAAGGTCAAGAACTGACCTTGGCTGAAGGCGAAACTGAACTATACTCTATTCGTTTCCCTCAAGTCAAGTTGTTCCGCACTGACAAGGATTACGCAAAGAAGTAAGACAGTATTTATAAGAAAATTACTGTTCTTTAATATGAATCTGCAATGCTGCGCTCATAGGTGTAAATACTTCTGTAACTTAACAGGAGAACACCATGAGCGCCGCTGATAAAATCAGACTGCAACGTGAGAACGACAACCTCTTGGCAGTAATGTTGTATGCCTATGAAGAACCAAAATTTCTACAGTATAATATAGGGTTTATAAAAGCTTGTTTTGAAGAATGGTATCGCAGTCACAAGAAGCTCTCTATGAGCACCTAGCAAAAGGATAATATGTTCCGTTATATCCGAGTGATGTCGGACTTACATCTTGAATTTGATACCTTCGATGTTCCGGTATTAGACACTGATAATGAGACTGTGCTGGTTCTTGCTGGCGATATTCACGTAAAGGACGGCGCAGAAAAATCTGGCTGGATGGCCAATCTCGCTCAACGCTTTTTCCACGTGATCCGAATCCTCGGAAATCACGAGCATTATCGTTCGAGCCTGGATGTTACTCCAGACAAAATTAAAACTAGGCTCTTCGAGCAAAGTCTTACCAATGTAACCTTGCTTGACAACCAATTCATCGAGCTAGAATCCACTAAGGGGTGCGTTCGTTTTGTTGGCGGTACTATGTGGACCGACTTGAACAAGGGATGCCCCCACACTGTGTTCACTGTCCAGTGTGGCATGAATGATTACAAATACATCCGCATCAACAAGTATGCACATAAGCTCCGTCCGTGCGATGTCTTGAACGAACACGCCAAATCGAAGGCAGCCTTTGAGGCAGCCCTTGATGGCTACACCGGAATCGCGGTGGCTATCTCGCATCATGCGCCGCATCAGATGAGTGTGGGTCCTGCTTTTCAAGATCAGTACTTGATGAATGGTGGCTATCGTTCAGACTTGAGTGAATTCATTTTGGATAGGCCGAGTTTGAAGTTCTGGTTTCATGGGCACATCCACAACGCCTCTGACTACATGATTGGTGACACTCGTGTGGTTTGCAATCCGAGAGGATATGCGCCAAATTATCTAGCACATGATTTCAATCCTGTGCTACGCTTTGATTTGGAAGAGCTGCAATAGCCATCGGCATAGACACTCCAGGCGGCGCCAGGGAGCGGAGTAGTTCAATGATCAATACATGACCAAACCGTATAGCATAAATGGCCCTATGACGTACCTTGGTGAAAAGGATTGTTAAGTCAAAGACACTGTTAGAGATACTCGACCAAACGTTGGATGGATTGAGAAGAGGAATGATGAATGTTTACAGCCAAGAAGTTCGTACCGCATCTATTCATGCCTGGACATACAATAACTGGAGCGATAAAGCTTCACAATACTCATTTGGTGACGACTGAAGAGATGGAAGCTCTTTTAGAAGAGTTCAATCGAATCAATGACAACAGGCTTCCAAAGCCTGGCAATAATTTCAAAATACCAATTCTGGATAGGCTCGCCTGATAAATAGACGATAATACTCGGAGAAAAGCCATGTCTTTTAACCTATTGAAACAATTAGATGAACTGCGGGATGATGAGTTATTCATTGCCGAAAGTGTGTTTGGCATTGGTGACATGCTCGCAGAAGATAAAGAAATTCTTTCGGAGAACGTTAAGAAATTTGTAGCTTGGGCACGCAACTTGCTTGATCGTCCTGTAGTCAATGTTTCTCAAATTGAACGGGATCCTACAGTTGATGCTACAGAAGCGAAGCCTTTCGACGTAAAAGATGAGAAGGATGCATTTGCTAAACTGGCTCGCACTATTGCTGGTTTGATCTACTTCATGAATAAGAATGTTGACGGTCATGCCAAACAGATGATTGCTAATAAGGTTCAAGGCGATAAACAGATTGATAAGTATGTGAAGTCATTTGGCGTAGATAAAGCTATGGATGTGATCAACAAAGTCGGCGCAGATTTGAAGACTAAGAATCGTTCTTACATCAAGAACTTGCTAACCAAGATCGAATCCTACTACCAAATGAATCACGCTTAATTGCGGAATTTCTAAGTTCTCAAATGAACCGGAGTGATAGAATGTTACTTCGGTTCTCCATTCAAAATAAACACTTCATCTTCACCTTTTGGCGTCGCAGCAAATAAGCTGGCGTGCTAATTTCTAGTCAGTGACACTTACATGTTAGCGTTGATCGTAGCAAAAACCAAAAACAATGTAATTGGTGTGAACAACACTTTGCCTTGGAAACAACGCAATGACCTTCAACGCTTCAAGTCCCTGACTATCGGTCATAACATGATCATGGGCCGCAAAACTTTCGAATCGTTTGGTGCTAAGCCTCTTCCAGACCGGGACCACTTCATCTTGACTAATGATTGGAGTTCCATTGAAAACAAATACAAGAGCATGTGGACTCAAGAGCAAGCTGACCGTGTCCATCACTTCGGCGAATTCGGCCAAACTCTAGAAGACTTCCTGAAAGCCAGTCAAGCTTTTGTTATTGGTGGCGCGCAGATTTACCATCAATTCTTGCCATTCGCGGATGTTCTATACATTACCGAACTAGATGTCGAATTGACTGGTGATGCATTCTTTCCTGAGATTGATCCTTCTATGTGGAAGTTGATCGCTCAAGAAAGCTACAAAGCTGATGAGCGTAATCAGTATGACTATAAATTTTTAACTTATAAGAGGATTTGATATGGACCTAAGGACTGGCCGCTTTTTAAATATGCTATACGGTTTTGTAGGGCCGCTTAATGCAGCACAACAAGATCAAGTATGTAAGCACATTAGCACATTTGCTAAGAACTGTATAGCAAACGAAGATGGACGCCTTCTTGATGAAGCCCTCGAATATGCCAATGTTCGTATGCTACATGAGTATGTACTGGTAGCTTTGATTCGCCTAACCAGCATTTATAGTGATCATCTACCGCACTTCAGTCGGGTAGTGAACCTTGGAGCCAATGAGCTCCTCAAAGCCGGAATTGATGTTGAAGAGGCGCTAAGACCATTTGATGGTGGCACAATCATCGAATAAATTTGTGCTTGCAACAAAGAATTTCTATGCGAAGCGCAGAAGTTGATACCGCTCATGAAGATGTATAATATTCATAGCAGGAACCATTGAGTCCTGCCTCTTAACTATAAGAAAAATAATAATGGATTTACTGAAATTCTTCTCTACATGCGGACTCACGCCACGTCCTCAACAATCTGAAATCCTCACCAAGATCCAAGACACGTGGGGACAGTACAAGTACATTGCAATCAACGCTCCAACCGGTGTAGGTAAAACTCACGTTGCACTTGCCATTGCCGATGTACTCTCGAAATCCTACATCCTCACTGGCACAAAAGACTTGCAAGCTCAGTATGAGCATACGAGTGCAAAGATTGTTAATATCAAAGGTCGAAACAACTACCAGTGCCAAATCAATCCTATCTTTCAAGTCGACGAAGCTCCTTGCTTGGCCGATAAGCAGCTGAAAGGTGATTGCATTCGTAGAGGCATTTGCGATTACTATCGCCAAAAGTCCAAGGTGCTAGACTCGCAAATGATGATCACGAACTATTCGTACTTCCTAGCGGCAACATCAGGTTCTAATGCTGACCCGGATACCGAATGGGTCAAGCGTGATGCTTTGATCATGGATGAAGCGCATGATTTAGAAAAGCAGTTAGTGAACATCGCCGAAGCCCGCATCAACTTCAATGACCTGTACAAAAACTTTGGCATTGGTGATAAAGGTTGGCTTGTGTCTCTTGATATGAAAGTCAATCGGGAATACTTTAAAGTCTTGGTTAAAGATATGATCAAGAGTGTTGAAGAGATGAACGAAAGAATCGAAGCCGCTCTAAAAGAAGGCACCGGTCTGAAGAGCAAGCCTTCGAATATTCCAAGGTCGGTTCAAGAGAAGGTCAAGCGCATCAACTCGAAAAAGCAAATTCTGGTTGACTACCTTTCGAAGCTTTCGTTCTACCTCGGACAGGCTGACCCGATCGAGAATCCATGGGTCGAAACTCCTAATCAAAAGGACAATTCGATCGTTCTTTCTCCTCTAACTGCAAAGAACTTGTTCTTTCGATGCATGGATCATCTAGCCGATCATTTCGTCTTTCTTTCCGCTACTCTCCCGCCAGCAGACGAACTATGTCGTGAGCTAGGCCTGAATCGAGAAGAGATGCTATACATCGAAGTTGATACTCCATTCGCTGCTGAAAAATCTCCTATCCATATTCTGGAAGTAGCGAAGATGAACTACAAGGAACTCGATGCTGCAATTCCCAAAATCGTCCAAGTAGTTGAAGCGATCCTGGAAGAACATCCTAATGAGAAAGGCATCATTCACACCGGCAACTACAGAATTGCCAAAGACATCCTTTCTCAGATCGACAAGAAACTTAAGCCTCGATTGATCGCCAGAGATGTCGGCGACATGAAAGTACATAACAGCCAGCTTCTCAAACAGCATTATGAGACCAATAAACCAACAGTCCTCCTTTCGCCAAGTATGACAACTGGTATTGACTTGAAAGACGACTTGGCCCGCTTCCAAATCATCGTCAAACTGCCATTCCCATCACTCGCTGATCCCCGAATCAAGAAAAAGTCGGACATTTATCCGGATTGGTATTTGATGCAGATGTGGATTGAAATTCTCCAAGCCGCAGGTCGTGCGACTCGTAATGAAGAAGACTATTCGATCACGTACATTCTTGATGGGTCGTTTAGTTACTTCCTCAACAAGTCACGACCCAAGTTGCCTAAATGGTTCACCAATAGGTTGCAATAAAGAAAGGAGCTTATTTAGCTCCTTTTCTTTTATACACAAACCACTTACCATGATACAATGTCTTTATTAACTGAAGATGATAGAGAGGCTTGCATGAAACACTATAAGGAAAACCTATACAAGCTCAGCACCAATCACAAGCCTACTGGTGACCAGCCAGGTGCTATCAAGCAACTTATAGCCGGTCTTGAAGATGGTCTTGCATTCCAAACTCTTCTTGGCGCTACAGGCACAGGCAAAACCTTTACGATGGCCAACGTCATCGAACAAACTGGTCGGCCTGCTCTGATCATCGCACCTAACAAAACTCTCTGTGCTCAGCTGTATGCGGAAATGAAAGAATTCTTCCCTGATGCTGCTGTCGAGTACTTTACCAGCTACTTCGACTACTTCCAGCCAGAGACCTATATCCCGTCGATCGACAAGTATATAGACAAAGATTCTCTGATCAACTCACACCTACAAATGCTTCGCCTGTCAGCAACCAAGTCCATTTTGACTCGCGCTGATACAATCATTGTTGCCACGGTGTCAGCAATCTATGGCCTTGGCGAAGTGCACGAATTCCAGGATCATGCAGTTCTATTCAAGGCCGGCTGGAAGCGCACAGTCGAAGCAGTGGTCAAGGATATGGTCAAGGCTCGCTATGAAGTCTGCCCTAATGACAAGCTTCTGACCGGCGGCAAATTCAAAAAGGCTGGTGACTTGCTCACAATCTACCCGGCCGAAGCCGAAGACTTTGCAGTTCGAGTGTCATTCTTCGATGATGTAATTGAGTCGATTGACATCGTCGACCCGATCACCGGCAAGGTCAAGGAAAAAACCGAAAGCTTCATTCTGTTCCCGGCCACGCACCACGTGTATGGTCAAGAACGTGTGACATCAGCTATTGAGGATATTCACCAAGAAATGACTGCTAGATTTAACGAGCTCCGTGAAAAGGGTAAAGTCACCGAAGCTCATCGTCTTCGCGAGCGAGTCATGTTAGATCTGGAAATGCTGATTACTACAGGCTACTGTAAAGGCATCGAAAACTACTCTAGGATCTTCACTGGTCGCTGCGAAGGTGAACCGCCTCCGACCCTGCTGGATTACTTGCCACGCAACACCATCGTGTTCATCGATGAAAGCCATACTACTTTGCCGCAACTCAATGGTATGTACGCTGGCGATAGATCTCGCAAAGAAGTGCTGATCGACTATGGCTTCCGCCTTCCGTCTGCATTTGATGCTCGTCCTCTCAAGTTCGATGAAGTCGAGGCTCGTCTTGGGCAGACTATCTTCGTTTCTGCGACTCCAAGTAATTATGAACTTGAAAAGTCTGGCCCGGATATAGCCGAGCAAATTATCCGTCCTACTGGCATCATCGATCCTCAAATTGAGATTCGACCGGTTCGAGATATGGTTGCCGACTGCATGTCCGAAATTACGAATCGTGTCAAGAAAAACGAGCGCGTGATCGTAACAGTCATCTCTAAAAAGTTGGCTGAAGGCGTATCGGACTTCTTCAACGAACATGGAATCAAGGCTCGCTACTTGCATGGTGGTGTCGAAGCTGTAGAGCGTGTCGAGATTCTACGCGAGCTCCGTCTAGGGAAAATCAATGTCGTGGTTGGTATTAACCTGCTCCGCGAAGGGTTGGATCTCCCTGAAGTGTCCCTAGTGGCCGTGATGGATGCTGATAAGGAAGGCTTCCTTCGTAATGCACGCAGCCTGATCCAGACCGTAGGTCGTGCTGCTCGTAATGTCAATGGTCATGCTATCTTCTATGCCGACACTATCACAGACTCTATGAAGAAGGCGATCGACGAAACTGATCGCCGCAGGACTAAGCAGCTTGCTTACAACAAGAAGCATAAGATCGTACCTAAGAACGCAGCCAGCAAGATTCGCGCAATGCTTGATCAACCCGACAAGCCGGATCCCGTTGCTGAACTGCTGGAAGAAATTCCGGAGGAAAACCTGACTAAGGCCGTCAAGGAGCTTGAAAAGAAAATAAAGGCTGCAGTTAAAGATCTTGAATTCGAAAAAGCTGCGAAGTATCGCGACCAAATCACCGCATTACGTCGTCGCACCATTGGGATCGGATAAATAATACGTAATCAAGGAGAGATTTGAAATGAAGCTTTATGAAATTACAGAATTAGGAAAGTCTATAAACCCGAAGGACTTGACTGCTGACTTCCACTGGCATGACAAGACAGTTCCAATCGGCAAGTTTGCCTTGGATACGTACCCAACTACTTACCCATTGCTTTCTTGGAACGAGCTACACGATCATGTGATCGAACAGTTGTTAGCTTCTAAGATGCTAACAACAAGCGAGATGGAATCGATTGGCTCTATGGACGTTGAGCAATTCGTAGACTGTATCGTCGAACGCTAAGTAGCACAACTCAATCTGGAAGGACTGTCTTTGACAGTCCTTTCGGGCTTTTATGGGCGCGTTTTTTCACAAGTACTGTAGTTATCTATGATCTGGAAGAAAGTAAACAACCAGTGTCAAGAAAAATACACTTGATTTTTCTTTGCAAAAGTGTTTACTTTCCTAAGAAGTAGGGATAAGATGACACTACAGTTTGGAAAACCTAAACCACTTTTAAGGAGAGAAGCATTATGGCTCATGAAATCGATATGTCTAACAAGCGTGCCAACATTGCCTTCGTCGGTGAGGTTCCCTGGCATGGACTGGGTCAACCCCTGACTGCCGGTGCTCCAATCGAAGTCTGGAAGAAGGAAGCTGGCATGGACCATCGGATCATCCACACTCCGGCCATGTTCGAAGTCGGCGGCCAAATGCACGAGTTCGAAGGCAAGCGTACGTTGTATCGCAGCGACACTAAAGCTCCATTGTCGATTGTCTCTGACTCCTACAAGATCGTCCAGCCGGGCGAAATCCTGGAATTTTTCCGTGACCTAGTTGGTGTCAGTGGTATGGAATTGGAAACCGCAGGATGTCTGTTTGGTGGTACCCGCTACTGGGCATTGGCCAACACCAAACACGAAGAAGACGTGATCAAGAATGACCGTGTGAAAGGTATGCTGCTCTTGACCACAAGCTGCGATGGTACCCTGGCCACCACTGCCAAGTTCACCTCAGTTCGGGTGGTGTGCAACAACACTCTCCGCGTCGCAATGCATCACGAGAACGATTCTATGAAGGATCGTCCTACCATCAAGGTCGGACACAACTCGGTCTTCGACCCGAACAAGATCAAGGATGCCCTGGGTCTGATCGACCACGGCTGGTCGAGTTTCATCACTGACATTCGCAAGATGGCTCATACCAAGATGACCGACGCCGGAGCGAAGAAGTTCTTCGCCAACATCATGTTGAATGCCGAGCAACTGGAAGAGTTCAAGAAGGAAGAAGCCATTCACGCCCGGGTCCAGGCCAAGCTCGACAAGATGTTCAATATGTACAAAGGCGAAGGCATGGGTGCCGACATGGTCACTGGTACTGTCTGGGGTGCGCTGAACACTGTTACCGAGTTCGCCGATCACAACATCGGTAAGATTGCTGACAACATGCTCTGGAATAGCTGGTTCGGCTTCGGTGAAAACCTGAAGAACAAGGCTCACGAACAAGCTCTCGAACTGATCTAATTTCGTCAAAGATGGGAGCTTTTCAGCTCCCATCAATCGAAAAGGAGTTGTCATGAAAGACACTACCACTACCACTACACCGCCATCTTCCGACAAGATCGCATCCGAATCGAAGGTTCTTAGTGGCCCGAAATCCCAGATTCCGGAATTCAAGACTTTCGGCGATCCCATCTGGCATACCCGTGTTGACTTCGAGTCTTATTTGTCATATCGGAAGTTCTAAAGAATTCCTACACTAGAGACAAAAACATGATAGAATAGAATCTTTAATTGGGAGACATCATGAACAAGATCGCAATTGGTTTTACTGGGACCCGTGATGGAATGACTATTGACCAATGCCAGGCTTTTGCCAAACTTGTGGTTGAACTTGGAGCGACCAGCTTCCACCATGGTGATTGTGTTGGCGCTGATGCTGATGCTCATGATCTGGTTCGCAAATACCTTCCAGATACAATCATCATTGCTCATCCTGGATCGGAAGGGTCCGAGTTGCGAGCTCACAAACAGGCTGATGTGACTGCCGAGTCTAAGCCATTCCTGGAACGCAACAGGGACATCGTGGATTTGACCAATGTGATGATTGCTGCTCCGAATTCTCCGACTGAGAAGCTGCGTAGCGGTACTTGGTCAACCATGCGATATGCTGCCAAGCAGGGCAAAAAGGTCTATGTGATTAACCCCAATGGTACCGTTACAATTTACCGCAAAAAAGTTTAAGAAAGCTGTGTACAGGCTGAAAAGTTCTAGTTAATATAGCAATATCGACAACGAACTTTAATAGAGAAAACACTATGACTCATACCGCAGACCTGGTTCAAGATCCCGTTTCGAGCAAGTGGCATGCCATATTCCAAGGCCGTTCAATCATTAGCTCGCAAGATCCGAAGTACGTGGAAAGCGTGATTCGCCGTGGCTTGAATGCAACGGCTAAGGCCTGCGGCATCACTAGTGTTCGCACTCTGACCAACATCACCTACACTGAGTTGCTCCAGAATCCTCTGGCTAGTGAAGTCGGTTCGATGATGAATCCGAGTGTTGATCGTCCGGTATTCTCGATCGATGAGCGATTCCAGTTCTTAAGCGACTACACCGAAATGACGATTCACGGCACCGCGGTGGCTCTGGTTGTTTCTGGACGTGGCGGTCTCGGCAAGACATACACTGTGAAGTCTGTCATTGCTGATACTGGTCTGACCTATACCCACGACTTTGAAGCCCCTCTAGTTCCGAAGCCGAAGAAAGAATCGGAATATGACGAAGACATCGATGGTGAAGACGAAGAGGATCTGATTCCTGATCCGAACTGGGTCAACCCAGGCCAAGTCCACTATATCAAGGGTTACAGCTCTGCCAACGCCTTGTACAAGACCCTGTTCGACAACAACGGCAAGCTGATCGTGTTCGACGACTGTGACTCGATCCAAAAGGACCAGAATGCGCTGAACATTCTCAAGGGAGCTCTCGATTCGAGCGAAGAACGCTGGATCGCCTGGAACACTGGGCGCAAGCCTAAGGGTACTCCTGCAATGTTCAAATTCACCGGTCGTGTGATCTTCATCACGAACATCAAGATGGAGTTCTTGGACGAAAACCTGCTGTCTCGTTCATTGAAGGTCGACCTGTCGATGACCAACGAAGAGAAGATCACCCGGATGCGTCACATCATCTCAGTCTCGGCCTTCGAACCAAACATTGCTATGGAATGCAAGATCGATGCAGTCGACTTCATCGAAGAGCATATGTCGATGGCTGCCAACCTCAGTCTCCGCACCCTGCTCGACACGATCAAGTTCCGTGTCGAGAACAAACCAAACTGGAAGCGTCAAGCACTGTACTCGATGTCTGCAGGTTTCTAACAACTAATAGAGGAGCACCACCATGAATTTGTCAAAAGTGTCAATGGTGCTCCTTTCAAGGTTGGTGATACAGACAAATACCAGAATGGTCACCAAGAACAAGTATCGCTTCACTTCTGATCCCGGATGATCAATCTGAATATGAAGCAAAAATTTGCGAACTAACAGAATAGGCCTTTAGGCCTATTCGGGTATAAATATGATGTACCACAACAAAATAATAGAGACCATCATGAAGAATATCGCAGTCATTGGACTAGGGTATGTGGGGCTTCCACTAGCCATAGAGTTCGCTAAGACGAACAATGTCGTCGGCTTCGACATTTCAAAAGCCAAAATCAATGCATACTTAGCTGGGTACGATCCAGCCAATGAAGTAGAACCAGAGCAATTCAAGGCAGCAAAACACTTCACTCCTACCACGGACATTTCCAAGATTGCCGATGCCGACTTCATCATCATCGCAATGCCGACTCCAGTCGACGAGCATAACATTCCAGATTTCACATACTTAAAGATTGCAAGCATTCAAGTAGGCAGTGTCATGAAGCAAGGTACTACTGTGATTTACGAATCTACTGTTTACCCTGGAGCAACCGAAGAGATTTGCATTCCTCTTCTAGAGCAAGCTTCCGGTAAAACTTGGAAGAAAGACTTCTTCGTAGGATATTCACCAGAGCGAGTAATCCCAGGTGACAAACAGCATACAGTGTCCAAGATCACAAAGATAGTCTCAGGAGACACCCAGGCGACCCTAGAGAATGTTGCATCTTTGTATGATGAGATTATCACTGCAGGCCTCTATAGGGCATCATCGATCAAAGTGGCCGAGGCAGCCAAGGTATCAGAGAACATCCAGCGTGATGTAAACATCGCAATTATTAACGAACTAGCAATGGTATTCAATAAACTCGGAATTGATACCCTAGAAGTCCTAGAAGCTGCTGGCTCAAAATGGAACTTCATTCCTTATAGACCTGGTTTAGTTGGTGGTCATTGCATTGGTGTTGACCCTTACTACTTGATCCACCGCGCATTAGAAGTTGGACAAGAAGCTAAGGTAATGTCGAGTGCACGTGAAGTGAATAATAGCATTCCTAAGTTCATTGTAGATAGTGTAGTGTACGGAACACCTCGTGTGCTTGTATATGGCATGACATTCAAAGAAGACTGCAAAGACATTCGAAACTCGAAAGCTGCAGACTTGATCAAAGAGTTCGGGCTTAAAGCTGATGACGTGGTAGTATGTGACCCATTGGCTGATGAAGCTGAGACGATGCATGAATACGGAATCCAGATCATCCCGTTCGATCAACTTCCGAAACATTACTTTGACATCATCGTTTTAGCTGTTCCGCACAAAGAGCTTTTGGCAAAGAACCCTGAAGAGTTGTTGTCTCCAGGAAGACCGCATTGCACATTTGTGGATGTTAAGAGCAAGATGGATCGTGAAGTAGTTGCTCCATTGTGTGGCAAGGTATGGCGTCTATAAAGGTCCGGCCAACGCTGAAGACTATGACTATGCGCGCTGTATTACGTGGTTGACGACTTAGTAATATACAGTAAATGGTATGTACATCAGCGTATGAGTGTGTAATAATTCAACTCATACGCTGATTCAAACAAACATCTGCAACGTTCTTTCAAAAGTAGTTGAATGCACACATTAAGAAATGTGTTTATATCTTTGCAGGATAGACTATAAATACTTTTCTATCCAAAATAGAAAATTTAACTGAAGCTTTCTCTCTCCACATATGGAGCGGTTACTATAAGATGCACCAGAAAGATGCTACGTCTTTAGCGTAGCATATGAATGGTTGCTAAGCTAACCTTGATTTTTGATATAAATAAAGTATAAAATAGGGCAGGAACTGTCCGAATTCACGCTCGTGGAGATTGAGTCAGACTCAAGTCGTTCTAGGACGACAAAAGCGTCGATCGTTGAAACGAGAAGGTCTGAAAAGAATCTGAAGAGCGTTTGCTCAGAAGATGCTACGTCTTTAGCGTAGCACTAGTTCACAAATGCATTCAAAGTGATGGCTATCACTTTGGTAAGAACTGCGACAACAAATGATGGTAAGATATACATCATAGGTTGGAACAAAAGAGTAATAGCGTTGCGTAATTTAGAGCTACTTCGGATTGAATTTGTTTGACTCTAAAAATATCTTTATCTCGCTATCCCTAAATACCTGTTTGCTTTCCATGCAGGTAGTCTTCCAAGAGACTTTGATGAACCAGATAGCTTGAATTATCTGGAAAAATGTAGTGTGTCACGAAATTTAGATCAGAGTGAACCGTTGACCTGATCATAAGATTGGTTTCATAGTGTTTTTTCTTGGTTGGTAACAAGAGAATTGGGAGAGGTCTTTGACCTCTCCCAATTTTTGTTTGTTGATAACAGTCACTGGTGGACTGCGCTCGGAACAATCAAGATCCAAAAGAAAGGCTACTTAATAATCTCTACTATGGAGATGATGTGAAAATAACCGTCTCTACTACGAAGGTCATGTTAAAATGATTATTCGTTTAGACTGTGGTGAACTCGTGGGATTTGATGTTTGACTTGAAGAAGTCCTCGACATCGAAGAAGACGACGAATAAACTAAGTTGCTTTAACTCTTAGAAAAGGATAACAAATATGTCAAAGATCAATCAACGTGGTACAACCACCAATAACGGCCTGGGCTATTCTGGTAACGGCAACCTCCAACATGTTAAGAGTCCAGAACAAGTGTTGTACGAAATTGCAGTATCTACTCTGTATGGCAAGGAACACAACTACTACGAGCCGCAAGATGGCATTGTGAAACGGTTAGAAGCTGCGGTGGATACTGTTGTGGCTAAGGACAACCTTGACTATGTGGCTAATGTTATTATCCATGCTCGTACCAACATGAACATTCGCACCATGCCACTATTGCTGACTGGGTTGTTTGCCAAGGCTCTTCGTGAGCAAGGCAAGACTTACCCACAACTCCGCAAGGTGGTGTGTGACGTGATTCAACGTGCTGACCAGATCACTGACATGATTTCCGTCGCTCGCATGTTGTTCGGTGCTGAAAAGGCCAAGAGTGGAGCAGTGTCTGTACAAAAGATGCCTATGGCATTCAAGCGTGGTATTGGTGACGCTTTCAACAAGTTCGACGAATACGCCTTCGCCAAGTATAACCGCAACGGAGCTGTGAAATTGCGTGATGTACTTCGCATCGTCCATCCACGCAGCAAGGATGAAGCACAAGGTCTTCTGTTCGAAAAGATCATGAAGGATGAACTTAAAACTCCTTACACTTGGGAAACCCGCCTGTCTGCAAACGGTCAAGCTGACTATAAGCAGTTGTCTAACAAAGACATCTGGACCGAATTGGTCATGTCTGGTGATGTTGGCTATATGGCTTTGTTGCGTAACCTCCGCAACATCAGCCAAGCTGGGTTGGATGCTCAAGTCGAACAGAAGTATGTAGCTGACGTGATTGCTTCACGTGAAAACGTGTTGAAATCGAAGCAGTTCCCATATGCTTTCCTGGATGCCTACTCTGCAATCGAAAGTGACGGTTCTACTCGTATCCGCACTGCTATTAGCAACGCGCTGGATCACTCGTTTGCTAACCTTCCTGTTATCGGTGATAACGTATGGATCATCATCGACCGCTCTACCTCTATGCGGCACAGTCACTACTTAACCGATAACCAAACTCCGATTAAGACTGCGTGCTTGTTCGCTTCGGCTCTGGCAAAGGCTAATGCCAATGCTCGTAACCTGAAGATCACGATGTTCAGCGACAATGCTAAGCATATTCCGATGAACACGAGTGATTCGATCATGGTCATGACCGAATACTTGATGAAAAATGTCTATGGCGGCGGCACCAATCTGGAAGCAGCCCTAGTTCTGAAGTCTTCATTGGGCTTCGAACCAGACACCATCGTCGTCCTGTCCGACATGGAAGTAAACCAACTTCAAGGTGGTACTGTTTCAAAGACGTTTTGTGTTGATGCAGTGAAAATCGCTATCAACCTGAACTCACGTGACACGACTCCTATCGGCGAAAAAGCTGGTTGGTATCAACTTGCAGGATGGAGCGAGAAACTATTCGATTTTATCCCTGCAATGCGTAACGGGCAGTCTATTGTTGAGACATTGTCTAAGCCATACCTTGGTCTAGGCATTAAGAAGCTGTTTTCGTAAGATCACAGTAGCTTGATGAAAAAGGCATCCAACAAAGGAGACTTCGGTCTCCTTTTTTCGTTCATAAATACCTGAAACACGAGTAAGGTATTTCATGGCAGTCACAGACTTAGTCGTCCATTTTGGCGATGTCATCGAACTTAAAGATCCGGGCTTCAATCTAGGACACATGCAGAAAGTGCTAGACGAAAGTCCGCATTGGGTCCAATACAACCCACGCAAACCAATCAAGCGTTATGGCCTCTCAGTCACATCGGCTGATGGTGGCTATTCAGGCATTCCCGACTTAGACTCGCTTCGTGAGCACAACATGCTCAACGGAACTAACTACACCGAAAAGTCATTCCGTAAACGTACACCAATTGTTGATGAGCTAGGTTTAGGCCCTTTTCTTGATATTTGGGAGCCTTGGTTAGGACGTGCGCATTTCTTGAAGTTAGATGCTGGTGGCTATTTCCCTCCACACCGTGACAATGGCATTTCATTTCCACCAAACACTATTAGGATTTTGATTCCGATTCGTTGGAAGAACCGTCACGCTGTGTGGATTCAGGATGGCGAACTCTTAACCCTAGAAGAAGGCAAGGCGTACTTTGTCAACACTACAAAGGAACATTCGTTGTTTTCATATCAGGACGGGACTATGCTTCTAGTGTTGAATGTGATGACAAGTCAAGAGACTGTGATGAAGGTTGCTAAGAATGCAAAAATTCTTTGATAAGGATTGGTTGAAGTTCGAGATAGGAAAAGATCCAGTCAAAGACACCAAGACATCTTTGGTATGGAGACTCAAGGATAACGTTAGGACGCCGCCAGGGATCGGTCTCAGCCACATGGTTGACGGAATAAGACGGATGAAACTTGGAACGTCCCCTTACGTTTCCTTAAGCGGAGGGGTCGATAGCCAAGCGGTGTGTTTACTCTTGAAGGAAGCCGGAATCAATTTCATACCAGTTATTTTAGAATTTAAAGATCGTTACAACAGCATGGATACCGATTGTGCATATGCGTTCTGTGAAAAGCATGGTATCAAATATGAAACAATTGAACTTGACGTGTTCCAATTTTTGAGTCGCTCGCTTCCTGAGTATGCAGACAAGTACAAATGCCCATCGCCGCAGTTCAATACTCATTTTAAGTTCTATGAAATGTTGATTGATAAGCATAACCCGAGCTCAATCTTGGCCGGTGGTAATGCACCATTTTTCTATAATGAGAAACTCACATTTAACACTACGGTGGCTCAGAACTCATGGACAAATTTTGTGGTGGTTAACGACTATCCTTTATTTGGGAATGTGTTAGGGTGGAGCCTAGACATTGCTGCATCATTGATTGTTGCAACACCAAACGTTACAGCTGATGATGAGCTTAAAACTGAAAGATATGAGACTAAGGTCCTCGGTATGCATAGGTTGGGATTGGATGTTACACCGCAAGACCAAAAGTACAACGGATTCGAAGTGTTTAAGCAACACTTAGCTAGGATGACCGGAGATGGTTGGTCGTTTGAGAAGTCATTCAGGTATCCATTCGAAGCTAAATTTCCAAATTACACAGGAGTCTTGGCACCTTCAAAGTTAGAGAAAATTTTATTGAGAATGAACAAAGCTTACAAATAAATAACTTATACAACCCTAAAAGGATTTCCTAAATGAAATTATCTCCACTAAGTGTAGCCGTTAATTCAGTTGCAGATATTCAGCCAGACATGCTGTGAGCACTTAGCAGAATTGCAAATCGATATAAGCCATTTGTTTCTAATCCAATTTTGGCTGACTTAACTCCTAATATCCAAGTAGAAGTCATCGTAATGGATTCTGGTTATATGGCTTCTCATCCAGAATTTGAAGGCGCGAATATTGAGACTCTTTATAAAGTTCCAGCTTTTACGTCTTTCGACGATGACACCGGCCATGGTACTAGCGTATTGAGCGCCATCGTCGGTAAAACATTTGGTGTAAATTCAAAAGCTGCCGTAAAGATTGTGAAGCTCTTTGGTGCAGGTTATCAAACAACAGCTACTGATTTTTACACAGCATTGGATGCAGTTTATAACTACCATACTTCTAAGCCTGAAGTTCTGAAAATTGTCTTGGCTTCTTGGTCTGTTGCTAATGATCCAATCATTGCAGCAAAGATCACTGACATGATCGAAGCAAACTTAGTCGTAGTGGCGGCGGCTGGTAACCAAGCAGGCAACATTGATGACATTGTTCCGGCTGGTGTTCCTGGCGTATTGACAGTAGCGGCTTCGAACAAGAACGATGAAGAGCTTTACGCGGTGTTTGGTACCGCTCGCCAGCTAGACTTGTATGCCCGGGGCGAATTGGTTGGTGTAGCATCTATAGATTCTGGATTGCCATACGGCTACGCTACGGGCTCTTCGATTTCTGCAGCACTAACCGCCGGTTGCACTTCTCTAATTGCCGGAGTGTTCAAGACCCTTCCACAGGACTCAAGCGTTATTGATGCTGTTAAACGTTACAGTACATATTCGGCTTTGCTAGTTAATAGCAATGTATCATCTACCGAAAATCGTTTGTTGTATCGCCCAGACTCTGTGACTTTGAGTGCCGATCAAGATTACTACTTAGGTACTATCACTATTGGATCCGACACACCAACATTGACATTAGTTGTCGATTCCATTTTTGCCATTGTCTAAGTATAAGGAAACATTTACAGACATTCATACGTCTGTAGTGTTTGCTTCTGATTCTGAAGTATTTGCTTCAGTTGTGGAATTAAAAGATGACTCTGCTGTGGTTATTCATCTACCAGACGGATTTGATTTGCCGCCTACTGAAAAGCTTCATAAGTACAGCTTCAAAGTTACATTGAACGCTACTGGTATGAGTGTAGAATCGACTGCTTTGTACTTCTTTGTTGCAACAAATGACGCATCTCATGATGATATTCAACAGGCAGTACAAGCATTGGTTGATGAAGGACGTGTGTTCAACATCACCCCTCTAGGCAATAATGGCCAAAAGTAATTATAGATCTATAACTTCTAGCTTAGGACCAGATGCAGAAATTTCTATGTCAGCTCCATACTGGTTTGTGTTGTGATATT